AAAAAAATTCCTTTTACAAAGAAAGGAAAAACACAATCTAATCTATGCGCCTACTGAAGTGGAGCTTCGCTCTATTACTAGCCCTCCCTTACCTTATTATCATAAGCTTTTTAGTAATTATTATACGCTGTGTAGTGAAATCGGCTTTAAAAACAAATACGAATATCCTAAAAAAGAGCTAAAATCTTTCGCTAAAGATGGCTTTTGCATATTTATTGATACAAGAGAGCAGATGCCTTTAGTTATTGATTATCCCACAGAAACCAAAGGCTTAAAATTTGGCGACTATGCTATAAATGATCCAGATAATAAATGTTATATAGAAAGAAAATCTATATCTGATTTCATTGGGACAATGAGTGGCGGATATGAAAGATTTTGTAGAGAAATAGAAAGGTCTATAGCAGCGGAAGCTGATTTGATTGTAATGGTAGAGCGCCCTCTGCAAGAGTGCTTGAGTTTTCAATATCTTAATTATGTTTCTAAGAAAATTAAAGTCACTCCAGAATTTGTTTTTTTTAACGTAAGAGAGTTGATACAAAAATACACTAACGTACAATTTTTATTCGTAGACGGCAGAGAAGACTGCGTAAGAGTAATGAAGAAAATATTTTTTAGCAGCGAAGAGTATAAAAAATACGATCTACAATTAATGTATGATTTAAAATTATTATAATATGTGGTTAGAAGGAACTAAATACAAAAAGAATAATGAAAACTTTAATGAAATATATAAAGTTTTGGAAGGAGAATTAGAAGATAGAGAAGCAAAAATTTCTTTAGTTAAGTTTTTGCGCCAAAATCTTTACTTTACTACTTATTTATTGACTGGAATTAAATTATCCCCTTATCAAGAAATAACTTTGAAAGGAATGTTTAATAGAAATTTTTCTATGTGTGTCTGGGGTCGTGGTTGTGCTAAATCTTTTATTGCTAGTGTTTATTGCGTACTCCAATGTATATTTGAACCTAATACTAAAATACTTATTGCTGGTCCTACGTTCCGTACTGCTAGAGCTATATTTAATAATATAGAAAAAATGTCAGAGAGCAAGGGCGCAGAATTATTATTCCAAGCATTTGGAACTAAGAGTAAAAGAAACGATCTTTACGAATGGGATATAAATGGCGGTTCTATTAGAGCTATCCCTTTGAGTGGCGAAAAGATTCGTGGTTTTCGAGCTAATATTCTAGTTCTTGACGAGTTTCTTCTTCTTCCTGAAGAAATTATTAAAAATGTATTGATGCCATTCCTTGTCGCTCCTCAAGATATGAAAAGGCGTATTAACGTTAGAGAAATGGAAGATCTTCTAATAAAGGAGGGAAAAATGAAAGAGGAAGAAAGAATAGTTTTTGCAAATAATTCTAAAATGATTGCTCTTTCTTCTGCTAGTTATACTTTTGAAAATTTATATAAAACATATCAAGAATGGATTAATCAAATTACTTCCCCAGAAAAAGGAGAGTCTTCTTATTTCGTTTCTCAGTTAGGATATGAAGCATTACCTCCCGAGATGGTTGACAAAACAATTATTGAAGAAGCGCAAAGCGGCGGGACATCTCACTCTGCGTTTTTAAGAGAATATTGTGCTCAATTTACAGATGGATCTGATAGTTATTTTAGCGCTAAGAAAATGGAAGAATGCACTTTAAAAGATGAATTTCCTCATACTCTATTAAAAGGCACTCCCGGCAAAAAATACATAGTAGGGATAGACCCAAATATGAGTGATTCTCCAAATGCAGACTATTTTGCAATAGCTGTAATGGAATTAGATGACGAGACTGGGATTGGAATATTAGTTCATACTTATGCAGGATTGGGTAATTTAAATAATCATGTTAAATATTTCGCCTATATAATGAGTCATTTTGATGTAGTAATGATTGTAGCTGATAACGCTGGATCTGATATATTTTTCGATACTTGCAATCAATCAGAAGTATTTAAACAACTTAAAATAAATATTAAAACATTAGACTTCATTTCGGATCAGGAAGGTTCAGAGTATGACGCTCAATTAAGGTTAGCTAAATCTCAATACAATTTATCAGAGAGAAGAATAGCGTTTAGCCAAGTCTTTACATCTAATTTTATTAGAAAAGGAAATGAATACTTGCAAGCTTGTATAGACTATAAAAAAGTATTGTTTGCTTCTAGAACATGCTCTAATGATAAATTTTTTGATAATGTTATTGGAATAAATTTACCAAAAGATTTACTTTTTATTGGAGACAAGAAAGAATGGACAAATTTAGACTTTATAGAAAATCAAGATGATTTTATTTATCAAACTAAAAAACAATGCGCTTTAGTAGAATACACAACTACTTCTAGAGGTATGCAAAATTTTGACTTGCCTCAGCATTTAAAAAGAGGTTCTTCAGCCACAAGAGCAAGAAAAGATAACTATTCGGCATTTATGTTGGCGAATTGGGCTATCAAGTGTTATAACGATATAAAGAAACAAAATGCAGAAACTGACACATTTACATTTACTCCTATAATGTTTTAGTGTAATTTTAATATAATATGCCGAATTTAGTCAGAAGGAAACAAGTAGACCAAGTAGAATTTTCCGGTTTCATGGTTGAAGTCGGAAATTCTAATTACTATCCTTCAGCGTCTAACCCATCTGGTTATTTAGACCAATCTGCTTTAAATTCTGCTACTGGAACACTAGATACAAAAATAAATAATGCTTCAGGATATTTATTGCAAGATACCCTTCAAACGGGACAGTATGCAAATTCATATACAAATACTGTAAGCGGAGTAATTTCTTCTAGAGTTGAATCTTCTGGAATTTCTCTTGGGACTTCTATTACTTCTTTAAGCGGGTATGTTATCAGCTCTACTGGAACGTTAAAAAATAATTTAACTGGAGCAAGTGGAGTTTTAGATACTAAAATAAATACCTTGAGTGGTTATTCTAATAATTACGCTAATTCTATTTCTGGTGTTTTAGATTCTAAAATAACAGCCTCATCAAGCGCGACTAATGTTAATAATATAGTAAGTGGTAATTCATTTAATTTTACTGGAACTAAAATTTTTAGGTCCCCGATTTCTACTAATCAAATTAATATAAGTGGATTGGCAGCCCCTAGTTCCGTAGCTATAGTTGCTTATTCAGGATCTGTTTCTATAGTTGGCTCGGGAGGAGCTTTTATATCTTTTATAGAAACTGGAACTACAAACTCTTTGTGGTCTGTCGCTGATTCCGCTGGATTACCAATGCTTGAGTTGTTTGATGATTTTACTTTAGTTCTTGGTCACTCTACTAAAAAATCAATAGTATTAAGTGGTATATCTGGGTATGTTTTGTTGCCAAACTTACCAATTAGTGCGGCTGGTTTACCAAGCGGAACAGTTTACAGAGATGGAAATTTTTTAAAAATCGTGTAAGGATTAAAAATGAGAAAAAAGAAACAACAAGAAATAACTCCTATGATGACTAGTTTTGCAGCTAGCGCATCAGAAGATACTCCAATTCAAGCTCGTAGAAATTTGGCAGGAACAATCGAAAGAACAGATAGATTTCATAATATTGATTATGGTCTTGTTCCATTTAAATATTCTAACAATGTATCTAACAAGAGTTCTTTAAATGTAAGAGATGCTGTTATTTTATGTCAGAAAGCTTATTATAATTTTTCTTCTTTTAGAAATGTAGTGGATTTGATGACGGAGTTTTCTTGTAGTAAAGTTTATTTTACTGGAGGAAATAAAAAAGCAAGAGATTTTCTTGATGCTTTATTCAAAAAAATAAATATAGATAATTTTATAGATAAGTTTTTCAGAGAATATTTTCGCTCTGGTAATGTATTTATTTATAGATTTGATTATAAAGTAAATCAAGACGATATAAATAAAATAACTCAAGTTTTTGGAAAAGAAGTTTCTGTTGCCGCTTCTAAATTAGAGCTTCCTTCCAAATACATGATATTAAACCCTTCCGATATTCAATACGGGGGAAATATTTCTTTCGTTGGAGGAAATTATTACAAAATATTAACGGACTACGAGCTTCAAAGACTGCGTAATCCAACAACAGATGAAGATAGAGAAGTTTTAAAAAGCTTAGACGAACAAAATAAACTAAGATTACAAAAGAAAGTTTTATCAGGAGCTGGAGCTTACATCATGATTCCTCTAGATACTGATAGAGTTAATGCTGTATTTTATAAGAAACAAGATTACGAACCATTTGCTGTTCCGATGGGTTTTCCTGTTTTGGAAGACATAAATTGGAAACAAGAAATGAAAAAAATGGACATGGCAATCACTCGCACAACTCAGCAAGCAGTGCTTTTGATTACTATGGGAAGCGAATTAAAAAATGGTAGTTTAAATATTAATCAAAAAAATATTGAAGCTATGCAAACTCTTTTCCAAAATCAATCTGTTGGAAAAGTATTGGTTTCTGATTTTACTACCAAAGCTGAATTTATTGTTCCAGACATTGCTGGCATTTTAGATCCTAAAAAATACGAAGTAGTAAATACAGACATTCAACAAGGATTAAATAATATCTTAGTGGGAGATGAAAAATTTTCAAATACTAGTATTAAGGTAAATATCTTTTTCCAAAGATTGGAACAGGGTAGACAAGCTTTCTTAAATGATTTTCTAATTCCTGAAGTTAAAAGACTTTGCAAAAATTTAGGATTTAAAAATTTTCCAACTCCACATTTTCAAGAGATAGACGTAAAAGACCCATCAGTTTGGCAAAGAGTTTGTGCTCAATTAGCTCAAATGGGAGTTCTCACGGCAGAAGAATGTTTAGTGGCTATTGAAACAGGAAGACTACCAGTGCCAGAAGAATCTTTAGAGTCTCAAAATAAATTTAGAGATTACAAAAACGAAGGTTTGTATGCTCCACTAGCTCCATCAGGAGGAGTCGGAGCGGCACCAGTTAATACTGGAAGACCTCCTGGAATTTCTACGCCTCAACAAGGCAGGACTCCCTCTCCCAAAGGGGATAATAAAAAAGCCCCAGCAATAGCTAGTTATTCTGTTAAAAATATTTCGAAAGCTTTCCAAGAGTACGAAGTTTTGACTGCTAAAGTAGAAGAGTTTTTAAAAAAGAAACATAAGAAAAAATCTTTGAACAATCAACAAAAAATAATTGCTGAAGATTTATCTAAAATAATATTTATAAACGAGAAAAAAGACAACTGGAATTCTTGTGTAGAAAACTATATTTCTGGCAACACAAAAGAAAATCCAGAAGAGTTAGAAAAAATAAAAATCATTTCTGAAGAACATCAGATTGATTTATTTTTTGCTGCTATATTAAATTTTAGTCAAAATTTTAAGTAATTTGTGTAATTTAATTATGAATTCTATAATGAGTTTAGAAATAACAGATGAATCGAATAAAAAATCTGCAAAGCAAAACGTGCTTTTGGTAGATTTTCGAGATAAAGATCCTGGTTCAATTGATTTGGATGTGGCAATTACCAGAGGAGATGCTAAGAGGAGCAGGGCGGAGTTTTTGACAGTAGAAATAGAGGCGAAGAGACCAGGACCAAAAAGTGCTGCTCAAACGCCATCTAAACCATCTGAAAAAAAAGAGGGTTCTTCCAAAAACAAAGCTGGATCAGCTGGAAAAAAAAGTTCAGATGCAATTACTTTTTCTAATAAAGTAATAGAATCTTTAAAAAATAAAGTCAAAGAGCACAATTCCAAGCATTCTAGAAAAGTAAGCTTATCTCAATTGAAAAAAGTTTATCGTAGAGGAGCTGGAGCATTTAGCGTTAGCCATAGGCCAGGCATGACACGAGGCCAATGGGCTATGGCCAGAGTAAATATGTTTTTAAGAATGATGTCAGGAGGAAAAGTAAAAGACGCTTATAGAAAAGCTGATCAAGATGTTGCTAAGAGTTCTTTAGACTTTTTAGATATTTCCGACTCTTGGGATCCTGAAGAAGAAGATTTTTTAAAAGCTGATTTAGATATTAAAGAAATTGGTGAGTTTAATTTCGAAGACCCTAATGAACTTTATTTAGAAGATTATTCAATTGCCGAAAAATGGTACGAGATTTAACGATGAACTTTAAACACGTTACAACTTTTAGCTCTGTATTAAAACCTCTAGTTTCTGAAGAGAAAGATAAGTATTTAGCTTTAGCTTCTTTAATTGAGGTTGGAAATTTTATACCAAATGTAGACGCTGATAAGAATATTGATCTTTTACCTATTGCATTTAATGCCGCTGTAGTAAATAGAGTAAATAAAAATGGAGATGTGATAGATACTGATACTGCTTTAGCTACTTATAAAAATTTTATAAATAAGCCAATTAACATTGAACATAATAGAGAAAAAATAGTTGGCGTTATTCTTACGGCTGGTTTTAGTGAATTTGGAACAGACACAATTCTTAACGAAGAGCAAATTAAAGAATTAAAAGGCCCATTTAATATTACTTTAGGCGGAGTCATTTGGAAAATAGCTAATCCTAATTTAGCTGAGAAAATAGAAGAATCTAGTGATTTTACTAGCAATAATTATCAGTCTGTAAGCGCAAGTTGGGAGTTAGGATTTAATGATTATAACCTAGTTGTTATAGAAGGCGAATCTAAAAACATAGAAGATGGATCTGAGATAGCTAACAATGATGATTCTTTTGAGTCTATGAAGCAAAGTCTTAGAGCGTTTGGTGGTTCAGGAAAATTAGATAAATCTAAATTTATTTATAGAAAAGTAATAGGAAATGTAATACCGTTAGGGATAGGATTAACAGAAAATCCAGCCGCAGACGTTAAAGGAATTGCAATATCAAAACCAGAAGAGTCAAAACTAGAAGAGTCAAAATCAGAAGCTAATTTAGAAGAAAATATTTCCAAAATTGAAAATTTAAATGTAAATACAGATATAGATAAAAAAGTTATGAAAATTACTAGTATCAAAGATATAACTGATGAAAGCTTAAAGCAGGTATCTGCTTCTCAAGTTTCTGATTTTATTGAGCAAGAGCTTAAATCAGCTTCTGAGAAATTTGCCGCTGAAAAAGCCACTGTTGAAAACCACCTCAAAGCAACTAAAGAAAATTTAGATTCTTTAATTGCTAATCAAGAAAATCTTCAAAAAGAAATTAATTCTTTGAAAGAAGCTCTTTCTGCCGTTGAAGCTGAAAAACAAAAGATTTTAGCTGCTGAACAATTTAATGAAAGAATGAATGGTTTTGATAGTGAGTATGATCTAGATGATGAAACTAGACAAGTTTTAGCTTCTGAAATTGCAGGTATGAATGACTTCAGCGACGAAGCTTTTGCTACGTATAAAAATAGGATGGCTGTTTTCTTAAAGAATAAGAAAAAGAGTGCCAAAATTGAAAAAACTGAAGACGATAGCAAAGAAGCTAAAGCTTCTGTAACTGAAGTCGTTGAAGAAGTAGCTGACAAAGCTGAAAAAAAAGTCGTTGATATACCAATGACATCCTCAGCTTCTCAACAAACTTTCTTCGAAAAATATAAACAAGCTTTTGACTACGAAGGTTTCGTGGTTAGATAAAAATAAAAAACATAAGGATAAAATATGGCTTACAAATTAAGACCTTTCAGAGATTATGATGAACATGACGTATTGAATCTGTTCTCATACGACACAACTGGTTTGACCGCCGGTTCAATTAACGTTGGTGCAGGCACCTTGGTTAAAATTGCTACCGGATGGAAAAACTTTGATTCGGGTGTAGAGCTCGGCGGTGGATTAGAGTTCATCGGCGGAGCAGGTACACTTCAACCAACAAACGTAGTTTCTCAACGCTATGGCGTTACTGCTAAGGTAGTTTATTCCAACACTGGTGAAACACCAGTCGGAATGACTCTTTACGGAGTTAGAGATGCTGATGAAAACGGAGAGCTTCTCAAGTACAAGCCTCGTAAAGCTGCTGAGATGCAAGTCGTTATTCCTGGACAAGCTGTACCAGTAGTCACTCGCGGTATTTTCCTAGTACAAAGCGTTCTTGGAACACCTTCCGCTGGAGGCACTGCTTACGCTGGAGGAACCGGACAAATTACAGCTTCCACTGGATCCGCTGGAATTGCTAACGTAGCTATCGGTAAGTTCTTAGGAGCAGCTGATACTAATGGTGAAACCCTCGTTA